CCCTGATGGCCATAGCGATCGCGAATAATAAGTCAATAGATGATCTTGATGACAGCGAAAAAGCGGTCATAGCACATTTTAAGAATCCTGCGATGCCTTCTGTAGCTGTTACGGCAGATGCTGCCATCAAAATAGCATCCGCAAGACAGGAATTCGCTGCTACGGATGTATTTCTTGAGATGATCGGCTTCAATCAGGCAGATATCAGAAGGATAAGAGCTCAGGAGCAGAGGGCAAGAGGCATGAGATTCCTTGAAGAATTAGAAGAGACTGAACAGGATGAAAATACCGGCGAAGGCGTGGGTTAATTACGTCAATGGACTGAACAGAATAAACAAAGCAGCAACAGACAAGGTTGGAGAATACCTTAACAGTCATCCTCTTCGTGGTACCGAAGATATGCGGGGACTTATAGACTATGCATATTCCATATCCACAAAGTACGGAGAAGCTGCGGCAGCTCTGGCATGTGAGATGTACGATGCCATCGGTGCCGGTTCCGGTGAGATCCTTCAACCGGCGGAGCCTGCACCTACTCCAAGATACGGAGAGGTTGCGAAGACGGTCCAGGGAACAGCCAAATACAATAATCCCAAGCTGGTATCAAATGCAGTCGGAAGGCTGGTCAAGCGTACAGCAGCAGATACAACACTGAATAATGCAGAACGAGATGGAGCACAGTTCGCTTGGATACCTCATGGCGATACATGCTCCTTTTGTATAGCACTGGCATCCAGAGGCTGGCAATACATGTCCAAGGATGCAAGAAAGAACGGTCATGCTGAACATATACATGCCAACTGTGACTGTGAATATGCCATTCGATTCGACAAAAAGACCAATTATGAAGGCTATGATCCTGACAAGTATCTTGATATGTATGAGAGCGCTGAAGGAAAATCTTCGCAAGATAAGATCAATTCGATGCGTCGAAAATATTATGAGGAAAATAAAAACAGAATCAATGCGTTAAAAAGAGATGCATATGAAAACAAAAGAATAAGAAAAGCCTTGGATTCTATTGAATCAGAAGATGTCACTAATATATATATCGAAAATGCCAAACCAGGAATAGGAATTAAAACAAAAGAAAATGAGTTTAGAGACGTAGATGGTGAAGAAAGTATGGCAAATTGGATATTTGATACTTTTGGTGGAGATATAATTATGTTGGCAGATAACAATGATGATGGAGAGTACAATCCAGATTATCTATGGAATGGGAAATTGTGGGATTTAAAAACACCGAGAACTGAATCTGAAGTTACTTTAGAAAAACGAATTAGACATGGTATAAATCAAATAGAAATAAATACGGGTGGAGTTATATTAGATTTTTCTAAGTCAAAACTCAGTCTCCCAGACGGCATTATATTAACAGATAAATATGGGAGAAAAAGAGCAAAGAAAACAACAGATTTTCTACTTAAGAAGAATGCTAAGTACGTGGTGATTAGGGTAAAAAAATAACATCGCGCCCTCGCTCAAGTGAACCAGAACACGATGTTATTAACAGATATATCTAATTATTTTATAACATAATTTTGATATATTATCAAGAGGATATATATGAATTACATGATCCATGCTTGCGAAGCCAGGATGTGGTATGTGGATGAATTCCTCATTCCGTCCATGGTAGAGCAGGGAATCAATAGAAATGACATAGAGGTTTGGTGTGACACAGATCACGTCGGATGCCTGCAGGCAACTCTTGACAGCTTTGAGTCCTGTGGAAGCAGGCCGGGAGGAACATGGCATCTTCAAGATGATGTGGCGATAAGCAGAAGTTTTGCTCATATAACAGCTGATCATGATGATGGAATAGTACATGGCTTCTATTTCAGACATATTGACGAGGCAGATCTTCATCCCGGGAAAACGTCTGTCATGAAAATGGGATATTCATTTCCGTGCTGCAGAATACCGAACTACATAGCCGGAGAGTTCGTCGAATGGTATAAGACTGAAGGACAACACCGGGAAGAATATCAGGAATGGATTCGGTTGAGGAAACATGTAGACACTTTTTTCATAGATTTCTTGCGAGAAAAACATCCGGACAAATTCATTTACAACTTAAAACCAAGTATAGTCGAACATGTAGATTATCTGGTTGGAGGATCCACAGTGAATAAATGGAGGATCGTTCCGGCACGGGCAACATATTTCGAAGACTACGACATAATTGAAAAATTAAAAGAAAGAATTGCACATCGAAACTGATGTGCTTTTTTATTGGCAACATGTGCCTAAACATGGATTGAACTCATAGGAGGTAGAAATGGAAACTGTTAATCAGGAAGCAACGAATGCCAGTACTGAAACTGGCGAAAAGACATTTACTCAGGCGGAGCTTAACGCTATCGTCGAGGACAGACTTAAGCGCGACCGAGCTAAGTATGCGGATTATGAGGAACTCAAGACCAAGGCTGCGGAGTATGACAAGCAGACTGAGTCTAATAAGACAGAGCTTCAGAAGGCAACAGAAAAAGCTACTAAGCTTCAGGCGGAGCTTGACAGGCTGAACAAGGACAATGAGATCCGTGCGGCGCGTGATAAGGTGGCAAAGGAGATGAATGTGCCTGCAGATCTGCTCACAGGTGAAAATGAAGAAATCTGCAAGGAGCAGGCGAAAGCCATTCTCAATTTTGCAAAGCAGACCGGTTATCCGAGTGTAAAAGACGCAGGAGAGTCCGGCGGCGGTGGAAAAGTAACGACCAGAGATCAGTTCGCTGACTGGTTCAATAAACAATAGGAGGAATTATTATGGCAATATCAGGAAGTGGAGTAGCCACAAACAGAAGTCACATTCAGTTACCAAATGAAGTATCTTCAGAGATACTTGCAAAAACTCAGGAATCATCAACAATCATGAAGCTCGCAAGACAGATATCTCTTCCCGGAAGAGGACTGCAGATCCCTGTAATTGCAAGCGATCCTACAGCTTCATGGGTATCAGAGACAGGTCTTAAGCCTGTATCAAATCCCTCATTCGACAAGAAGATCATGCAGGCTCATAAGCTCGCTGTTATCGTACCATTCTCAGATGAGTTCAAGCGTGATGCAAGAGCTCTCTACGATGCACTTATTGAAAGGCTCCCGAACGTGCTGGCAGCCAAGTTCGACAACACAGTATTCTTCGGTCCCGAAGAAGGCACAACGCTTGCAAATTTCGATAACTTCTCAAATGTTACCACACAGAGTCTTCAGAGCTCAGTATATGGTGGTCTCGTAGCAGCGGATATCGACATCTCAGAAGAAGGTGGTATCCTTAATGGTTATGTGTTCTCACCCCAGGGCAAAGGTATGCTGCTTAATGCTCTGGATAAGCAGGACAGACCGATATTCATCAATTCTGTATCTGATGATGCTGTTCCGAAGATTCTTGGTGCAGCTACATACTTCACAAAGGCTGCTTACAAGGCAGGTACGGCAGGAACAGGCTCAGGTTCAAGCGCAGGTGATCCCGATATAGTTGGATTTGCAGGTGACTGGACCAAGGCAATGTACGGAACCGTTCAGGGAGTACAGATCAGCTACTCAGATCAGGCTACGCTTTCAGTCGGAAGCGGAAGCGATGCAACACTTATCAATCTCTTCCAGCAGAACATGTTCGCTGTTCGTGCAGAGATCGAAGTTGGCTTCGTAGCTCAGAAAGAGTACTTCAATGCTCTGACAAGGACGCATGTATCATGATTGCGCTGATCAACAGAGTGACCGGAACTCTTATGTGGGTTGCGGACGATCGTGTGGATAAGTATTTAGCGGCAGGTCACAAGCCTGTCGCTGACCATTCGATGATACCCGGAAAGGCAAAGCCTAAAAAAGAAGTGGCACAGCCTAAAGAGATAATTCCGGAAAAAACAGTAGAGTCTGTTGAGGAGAAACCTGTAAGACAGACAAAAAACAGTAAAACAAAAAAACGAGGTATGGACTATGGCTTACGCTACGGTGGATGATGTACAGAGTCGGTTGAATTTCACAATGAGTACAAGCGAAAGAAATGTATGTTCCACACTGCTTGATGAGGCAGCTCTTATAATAGACGCTTATAACGTCAATGCCAGTGCAGACAATAAAAAGACTGTATCCTGCAGAATGGTTGCCAGAGTGGTCGGAAATTCAGACAGCGATGGTGTTCCTGCAGGCGTATCACAGGGAAGCATGTCAGGACTTGGTTATACGCAGAGTTGGACTATGAGCTCCGGTGGCAGCGTCGGAGAACTGTACATTTCAAAACTTGAGAAAAAACTGCTCGGATGTTCAGACAAGATTGGAACATATAGTCCGGTTGAAGAATTGGCGGTGAATGATCTATGAAAGGTATGACGATTCAATATATCAAGAAGACTCTCACGGGTTATGATGATTATGAAAATCCGGTCTATACAGAGGTCAACGAAAACGTCGATGATGTTCTTGTCGGTGAACCGTCCACAGAAGAAAAGGTGTCAACCTTCGAGATGTATGGAAAACACATAGTATATACCCTGGGAATCCCGAAAGGCGATACCCATGATTGGACAGATGCTGAGATGATCATATTCGGAGACAGGTACAGAAGTGTCGGATTTCCTCAAAAAGGAATAGATGCGAATATACCGCTCAGATGGAATCAAAACGTAAAGGTGGAAAGATATGGCTAAGACCGAGGTCAAGTTAAACATATCCGGGCTCAGAAAGATGAGACAGTCACAGGAGATGCTCGATCTTACTGAGAAGTATGCACAGAAGTATGGCGGTGATACAAAAAGCTTTATAGGCTTTGACAGAGCCAAGACCATTGTATACGGAAAGGGTAACAAAAAATGATCGAAGTACTTATCAAAAACTATCTTAAGACAAAACTTAATATACCGATCGGCTTTGAAACACCCAAGACCAAGCCATCAACATATGTGATCATACAGAAACTTGATGGTGGCAGATCAAATATGGTCGATTATGTGACGTTAGAATTTGTTGCCATATCAAATAACTACCTAAATGCAGCTACGACATGCAGGCAAGTCAAGAAAGCCATGTACGATGCTGTAGAACTTAGTTACATCGCTGGCGTAAAGACCGGCGGTGAGAGTCAGGGAGTACGGGGAACATCTTCAGAATATGAAAGCTCATGCATCTTCAATATTACCTATTATGACGAGGAGGAATAAAAATGCCGAATAACATGACTAACAATGCCAGCAATGTTACTGCCGGCAAGCCTAAAGTTACCGGAGCTATCTTTTCGGCACCGATAACGGCTACAGTACCTACTAATGCTTCTTCGGCATTGTCATCAGACTTCACATGTCTCGGATATGTGTCTGAGGACGGTGTCGAGAATTCAAACGACATGGATGTATCCAGCGTTAAGGCGTGGGGTGGTGTGATCGTGCTCAGAACGCTCAATGAGCAGAGTGATGATTTCAAACTTACACTTATCGAAGCTGAAAACGTCGATGTACTTAAGACTGTATATGGTGACAGCAATGTATCAGTTGACGGGTCCGGGAATATAGCAGTAACAGTTAAGCCCGAAGATCCGGTTGAAAAGATTTGGGTTATTGAACTTGCACTGAGAAATGGTGAAGCCAAGAGGATAGTAATACCTAAGGGAGCGATCACGGCAAGGGAGGCTATAACATATAACGATAGCGATCCTGTAGGATATGGAATTACTATCAGCGCATATCCGAACTCTTCAGGTGAGACTCATAAGGAGTACATCACTGCTCCGTCAAGTACAGTAACGACATTCACGGTAACATTTAATGTGGATAGCGGTTCAGAAGTACCTTCACAGACGGTCGTAAGCGGAAATATGGCCACAAGACCTGTTAACCCGACAAAGGATGGATATACTTTTGCCGGATGGTATTCTAATGCTGGCAAGACCACTGAATATGATTTCTATGCACCGGTAACAGCAAATACGACGATCTACGCTAAGTGGACATCGTAATGAGGAGGAAAACAGATGATAGTCAAAGGACAGACCAAGAGTGGCATACAGTTTCAGCTTGATGATAACATCAAGGATGATGCAAGATTTATATTTATTATGAGCAGGCTTCAGACTGACGAGATGAGAGAGAATCCTCATGAGGCTTTGAAAGTCTTAAGGAGTCTTTTTAATCTCATATTTGGAACGGATGAGGCAACAATGACGTTCATGGATGCAGTTGCAACAGCCCATGGTGGCATATGCTCTGTAAAGAATCTCATTTCTGAGATAAATGAGATGTTCGAGGCTATCAACGCAAAAAACTCCTCATCCTCGCCCGAATGATCGCGAAAGGCGAGGATGAACTTATCTGCGATCTTGCAGAAACTTATCACATTATGAACTATAGAGAGTTGCAACCGACAGTGGTTGCAACTCTTGCTATAGGGCTAAGTGATGATTCGAGGATTAAGCGAAAACTTGCAGGACAGAAACTTACATTCAATCAGATAATAAACACTCTGATGCTGGATGATCTTAACTTAAATATCTGGACTAAGACAAAGGATGCGGCCAAAGGCAGAAACAAACCGAAGAGCCTGTACAAGATGCTCACAGAACCTAAAAAGGAAAAAGAGGATTTGAGAACATTTGACAGTATAGAGGATTATGAAGCCTGGAGGCGGAGCATGCAGGGAGAATGACATGCCGGAAACAATAGGAACCGCGTATATACAAATAGAGCCTTCCACTAAAGGAATCAAGGGCAAACTTAATGATGAATTCAATGATGCCGGAAGTTCTGCCGGTAAATCGTTCGGAGGCGGCTTTGGTTCTGTTGTTGGAGGAATAGGAAAGATCGCAGCAGGAGCTGTGTCAGCAGGTGCAGCTGCGGTATCGACCATGGTCAAGGGTGCCATTGACAGTTATGGCGAATTTGAACAGCTTGAAGGTGGTGCCAAGCTGATGTTTGGCCAGGGCTATGATTATATAGCTCAAAAGGCAGCTACAGCATTCAAAGATGTACAGATGAGTCAGAATGATTACCTGACACAGGTAAACGGATTAGCTGTAGGATTAAAAACTGCTTTGGGCGGAGATGAACGTGCGGCGGCTGAACTGGCTGACAAAGTCGTTAAGGCAGAAGCAGATATCGTAGCCGCAACCGGTAATTCTCAGGAAGCTGTTCAGAATGCATTTAACGGCATAATGAAAAACAATTTCAGTATGCTTGATAACCTTGGCCTGGGTATCACTGCGACCAAGGCAGGCATGCAGGAAGTTATTGATACTGTCAATAAGAAAAACGAAGAAGCCGGACATGCTACAAATTATGTATTGGACAATGTTGCTGATTGTCAGGCGGCACTCATTGATTATGTTCAGATGCAAGGCATGGCGGATTATGCAGCTACTGAAGGAGCGGATACAATACAGGGTTCACTTGCATCAATGCAGGCTGCATGGCAGGACCTCCTGACAGGAATGGCCAATGATGAGGCAAATCTACCAAAACTTATAGATAATCTGGTATCGACTGTGGGTGCATTTGCCGACAATATTATTCCCGTAATCGAAACAGCTGTTGAAGGAATCAGTACACTTATAGCAAGGCTTGCTCCTGTCATAGCTGCAGAGCTTCCAAAGTTGATACAGAGTACTCTGCCCGGATTGCTGGATGCAGGCGTTAAGGTTATAGAAGCTCTCTTTCAGGGATTACTGGATGCCCTACCTTCATTGTTCCCATCTATAGTTGATGCATTACTGTCTGTAGTAACGATGCTTAACTCCATGCTTCCTCAGCTGGTAGAAGCGTTAACACAGATATTGTTGCAACTTGCTATAGGTATAGCTGATGCTCTGCCTACTCTGATACCTGCGATCGTTGAAAGCATATTGATAATCGCACAATATCTTATCGATAACATAGATATTCTGCTTGATGCTGTATTGCAGATCATGACCGGAATCGCGGAAGGAATTCTGGCAGCGTTACCTATGATCATATCCAAGCTTCCTCAGTTAATAACAGCGTTGATCAATGCGATCATTGCATCCGGGCCAAGCTTTGTTGAAGCCACTTTTGATATATGCATGTCAGTGATTCAGGCTGTTGTTGATTCATTTGTACAGCTTCTTGCAGATATATTCGGATTCGGAGATACCCTGGGAACATCTTTGGGAGAAATCGGTTCCAATATTATGAACGGTATAGTGACCTGGCTGCAGCAGCTACCTAACAATATGGCTTATTACGCAGGTTTGGCTGTAGGAGAAATGATCCGTTTCTTTATTGAACTGCCGGGAAAACTTGATGAGATATGGAACAAGGTAGTCCAGAATATGATCATGTTTGGTCTTAAACTCATAACTGAGATTCCGCAGAAGTTTCAGGAATTAAAAGAAAATATAGTTGAAATCATAAAAGAACTCCCAGACCGTTTATTTGAGATAGGCAAGGAAATAGTGAATGGCCTGTGGAATGGTATCAAAAGCAACTGGACAGGACTTGTTGAAGGTGGAAAAGGACTGGTCAACAACTTTGTTAGTGGTTTCAAGCAAGGCTTAAAGATTGGATCTCCTTCCAAGGTGTTTGAAGAAGAAATCGGTTACTGGATCCCTGCAGGTCTTGCTGAAGGTGTCAATGATGGGTTGGGCCTTATAGATGAAGCTGTCGGAAATATGACCAATGCCGTGATACCTAATATGGATATGGGCGATGTCAACTCATCCATGATGCTTGATCAGGGAGAAGAAGCTGCATCCGATACAGATCTCTTAAGACAGATCCTCGCATTGCTTATGGAATACCTGCCTCTGATCATAGCCGGCATTTCCAGTGGCAGCATTGATATGGATTCTATAGTAAACGGTTTAAAAGAGAGAAATAACATTCACAAGAAGATAACAGGCGGACAGGGACTGCTTGCATAAGGTGAACGATATGGCAATATTCAGTATAGGTGCGAAAGATTACAGTAGCTATGTTGTTGATGAAAGTTATAAGATCAACAGCATTCCACAATATAAATCATGGACAGACGGATATGGTAACAGACACAGAGATCAGCGCCCCGCAAAACACAGTGGCAGCGTTGATCTCTTTTTTAAGAGCATGACTGATTACAGCACTTTCCTGTCAGATCTGGCCACGGCAAAGTATAATGCCGAGAACCAGTACACACTGACAGTAAAAGCCAATAATCTGAATCCAACTACAGAAGTTACTATACATGCCTTCGTGGACTTTGAAGGAAAAAGAGCTCTTAAAGGTGATTTCAGCGAGTATATGGAGAAAGTCACCTTGAAGATCGAGGAATCATAAGATGCAGATTTCAGAAGAACTTAAAGAAAAATTTGTTGACAGAGACGGAAAAAAACTCCTCACGCTTTACTTCCCGGAATTAAATCTGACACTCGAAGGCGATCATTTCTATGACGATTCGATGTCTCTTGAGGAGTATCTGCTTGACGGAAGCTCCATAGAATTTGTCGGATGTCTCAGTTCAGCTTTTTCAATAGAATTACATGATGTATCAGCAAGCCTTAAGGGTAAGAGAATAGAAGCTTCTATCACTATAGAAGGATTTGAAGATGAAGAAACAATTCCGCTTTTCAACGGATATGTTGATTCAGTCAAGACAAGGCTTGAGGACAGTTGGAAAGCAATAACCTGTTATGATGACCTGTATTCCAAGGCTTCTGATATTGATATAGCGGACTGGTATAACACATTACTTCCGACCGACTCGTCAACAGTCACAATGCTTAATTTTCGAAACAGTCTCTTTACAGAACTTGGCATCACTCAGGAAGAAACGGAACTCCCGAATGATGATCTTGTGATCAAGAAGGAATACGATCCTAAGACGCTCAATGCTCTGAAAACTATCAAGTCAATTTGTCAGCTCAACGGTGTATTCGGCATCATGAACCGTGATGGCATATTCGAGTATCGAGGCCTTTCCGGAATCACATACAGTCTCAATCCTTCAGAAGAAACAAATCCGGGAGATGAGACATATCCGGGTGTTTTATCTGACGAAGAAGAGTCCATACCTTTGTATATGGACATGAAATATGAAGATTTCGATGTATATGCCATTAACAAGGTCCTTTTAAGAGACAGCGAGGATGATTCGGGTGTCTCTTATGGAACCGGTACAAATGTATACATCGTTCAGAATAATATGTTTGTCTACGGCCTTAGTGCTGAGACAAAAGCAACTATAGCCAGAAACATATACAGCAATGTTGCAGGATTCGGATATAAGCCGTTTGATGCGACTAATGTCGGTTATCCTTTCCTTGAGGTCGGGACCAGGATTAATTATATGGTTCAGGACTATACCAGCGGAAGCGGTACCTTAGTCGAAGTATCATCTTTTGTCCTGAATCGGAGACTCAAAGGTATCCAGCAGCTTATAGATAGTTATAATGCTGCCGGAGAAGAGTATCAGAAGGCATTCATTACTGATCTGCAGGCCCAGCTGGATACTATCAAGCGAAACAGTGTCAATCCAGACGATTATTACACCAAGGATGACATGGACACTATGATGAGCAGTTATATGCCATTGGAGACAGCTGAGGAAGCTATAACAGAGATTACGGATACGGCGCTTGCTCAGATGACACAGCCCACAACACTTGCAGTACAGAGTGTTTACACATTACCATCGACACGAAACGCAAACACTATATATTTGGTACAAGGCGGAATAATAATACAATGAAGCCAAGAAAAAGAGAAAACCAAAAACAATCAGCCAGGATGGTTTTGAGGAATAACGATCATAGGGATATTATTAAAAACGATGTATATCATAACTTTATATGGGCAAAAACAGCAGATATTAATGATAAGTTAATATGGCAGAAGTACCCTAGAAAAGCCTTGATTGGCGGTGGGTATCATGCACAATGTAATGGTTGGATGGATGTTGAAAGACAGTTTCAGTTTGCTAGACGTTTTACATCAGCCGGAAATAAGGGTATCTTTTATGTTGATGGGTTGATAGTGTTTATCTATCATTATTCTGATAATTCAAGAACATTACTTATTAGTGAAGATGGGATGATATGGAAGGATGTTACAAGAGATTCACAAATAAGTACTCCATTTGTACCATATGAGGATGGCACACAGCCTTTTGGTACTAAAGGTATTTGTAATGTTCAACAGATATATGTTCAAAGTGACCAAAGTGCTGTAATTGTATTGAAATTTGATTATTCTGAAGAATTAGAAAAGTGGGTTTCAACAAAGTCCATAACGACAATGTATAGAGCGGCGGGTGCATGGTGGACATATTGGGGGCCTACTGAAAATGGTGCAATAATAGAATATTGTATAAATACTAACTACGGTCAATATAAAGATGCGTCATATGAGCGTCATTGGTACTTATGGGGATATAATGGTGAAAGAGTTGAAATGTCTTTTGATTTAGCCACTCCATATGTGGCAAGTGCCGGCCCGGCTACTGCATTAACATCAGCGGCTATGTGCGGAAATATCACTTGTAGAATAGCAATAGGAGATAATCCTACACATTGGGGAAGTAGTGAAAGAATAAGAATAATGAATATAACTACTACCCTTGATAATGGGGCTACTTTTTATACGTTTTCACCCGAAGAATATCCAAGATTTAATTATTATGATACGGAGTTTGGAAGAGACGTTAAATGTGGCATATTTGTAAGAGGGGCTGTATTTTATGCTTTATGGAGTACCAATTTTACTGATAGGCAAACAGGGAGACACGCTTATGAAGCAGTGATGTATAAATCAACTAATGGTATTAGTTGGATAAAAGTTGATTTGCCGACATATGTAGAAGTTAATTTAATACATACAGGTGGTGCTTGTATTGGTAGACGTGCAGAAGATAGAAAACTTAAAATAGCCATTGATCCGCAAAATGCCGGAAGTTATGATTTAAGGTTGCATGATTTAATTCACAGATATGCGTCTTTGAATAATGCCTGTAATCTTATTGATACCAATGAATATAACATTATGTTCAAAGATGGAGAATACAATAAAACAGATTTCTATTTAACTTTGAGAGATCAGAATGGCTATTATGTTTACTTTGACAATGAACAGTTAAATGGTGAAAATTGCTTTGCATGGACAATAGATCCCAATATTTATGATACTGCGGGTGTCACAGGGTTGGCAGACGTGGTACAGGAAGATGATTATTGTGCGCCGGTAGATTTTGGCATGGTTGTAGATGATGCAGATCCTGTTGGGTACAACTATTATATCTGGGACAATGATTCATATACAAAAGTATATAGTACAACTCCTTATACGCATCATTATGTTGTTGTAGTGACTGAGCTTCCGGCACAGGGAGCTGCTAATGTGCTTTACAAAGTTCCTTATTATTTATCAATGACGGATTGGACAGACAATGTAGATTACGGAGAGTGATATGAGTTACACACCTGAATTTACTCCAAAATATGAAGACGGCTGGGAAAACTTACCGATAGAAACAACTCCAATAGTTGCTCAAGCTCTTAATGATTACGATGATGCGCTTGAGCATATTGAGGATTATCTTGCAAATAGTCAGAGTATAAGAGATATCAAGGACATAGATCTGACCGGTTTGGCAAACGGCAATACCATCATATATAACAGTGGATCTAATAAGTTTGTTCCTGGAAATGCAGGAAGTGGTGGATCCAGCAGACTTGCGGAGTTGAATGATGTATCTCTGACAGATCCCACAAATGGCGAAGCTCTTGTATATAACAATGGCACATGGGTAAATGACGCAACGCAGTCAGTAGCAAGAATATACAGTGCTACATGTGATAGCCAAGCAGATGTACAGAACAAGGTTGTAACAGTGTCAAATGACCAGCAATTTAAGCTTGTCAAGGGCGCTGTTATTTTTGTTAAGTTTTCATATACGAACCAATTTTATGCAACAGCAAGCGCACACATAACCTTAAATGTCAACAGCACAGGAGCGATCCCGATATATGCCGGTAATACCAATGCTTTGATTGGCATACAGATTACATATTATGGCAGAGCCAATTTTATCAATCAGTATGTCTATGATGGCACATATTGGGTATGGACAGGTTCAAGTGCAGATAACAACTCTATATATGTCAACAGAGAAGCATTGAGTGGCGGCATAGAGCAGAGCCTAGTTACCACAGGAGAAAAGTATATATGGAATAACAAATCTGATTTTGGTGGAGCTTTCGATGATTTGTCAGACGTACAGTTAACCAATTTGCAAAACGGTCAAGTGCCAAAATACAACAGCACGTCCGGCAAATGGGAAAATGCCGACGATAATAATACGGTTGTAGTTGCAAATCCGACAGAATCAGCAACAGAGGCGCTTGAAAAACTCCAGGTCGGAAGTACGGTTTATGATATTCCCGATAATGATGATTACACAACAGGCAGTACAGACATTACGGATGATGATTTAATCGTAACAAAGCAAGACAGCAATTCTACATGGTACAAAAAGACCTTTGGTAAGATTTGGGATTACATAAAGGAAAAAATCGGAATTGCCGACAGCGGTTCTACCTTCCTTAAGAAAGATGGAACATGGGGCACACCTACTGATAACAAGGTTTTGCAGGCAGTTGAAAATGATAGTCATACGCCTATAAATTCAATAAATTCAAATTTTCGTGTTTTGCTTTCAAGCAATAACAATGATACGGAAACGACCTCAAAGAGTTTCAAATCAAACGAGTTGCATTTCAATCCGAGTACGTCAGTTTTAACCCTTGCAAATAATAAAAATTTAACAGCTACGCAAGCATCAATGTTTACTATTGGAAATAGTATAGCAGACGGCGTAGCGGGAGCATCGCATGGGCAATTAAGAATATACGGAAAAGACCAACACAGGACAAATATATTAGATACCTACAATGTATTGACCGCATCACGAAGCTTGTATATACCGAACAGGACAGGTTATATTGCAACAACAAATATGGCCGCAACAGATGAATCAACTCCGACAACAGTTGATAATGTAACAGCAAAGAGAGCAGACCAAGCCTATGTAAAAGGTGAGCATTTCATCATAGATAATCAGTTTTGTACAGCGATAGCAGATATAGCAAGCGGAGCTATATTGACTGAAAATACGAATTATGTCATTGGTTCTATTGCAGATTTTCTGACCGTTAAGACAGGAGTAATGACCATTCCGAGTGCAGTATCATCATGGTGTGAGTTCACAGCAGCATCTGGAAATAAACTTATATTCAGACAAGGTAACATTGTAAAGGTCAACACCATTGTCAAAATCACTGACATGCCAGCACTGAGTGCGGCAGCATTTATTCTTGAGTTGCCTTGGGAAAATTCACAAGGTGTTGCAACATTCGGGCAACTTAATGCATATGGTCAACCATATACAATGCGAACAGAAGCAGTATACGTCGGTTCGGGAACAACAAACAAGAACAAAGTAGGCCTAAGAAGTAGTCTACCAAATGGCTCTTATTATGTATCACTTCAGTATATAACAACAGACCCAATTTAAGGAGGGAGAAAAAATATGAAGTATTCAATCATCAAAGTAATCAATGGCAATTTTTCCGTGCATGGGGAATATGGCACTAATCTTCAAAGTGCTATAATAGCATTTCACAGCTTTTGTGCGGCACTTTGGAATGACCCGGACACACAGGTAGCAATGGTCAAGATTGTAGACGAAAACATTGATTGCGTCGATAAGTATATGGAATATATCAACAAGGCAGAGCCGGTGGAGACAGAGGATGGAGAAGATATTTAATGGCTTTTTTGTTGAGATTTTCCCAAGTGTTTTTGCGTTTGTCGTAGTAATGGGCATAGCAATAATAGGCGGCACAGTGATTTGGATAAAGGATAAGCT